ACTTTCCCTTTTTGCTTCATCTCCAAGTCCCCAGTCTGCAAGAGCAAATTGCATCTCAGGCGAACCAGGGAGGGACTAACGAGGAAATAGTGAGCAATATCATTCGTTGATATTGCCCTCTTGCGATCCAGATACTGCAAAAGTCTTTCTAGGGTCATGCTTGATAATCCTCACCATGTCTGGCGCTCTCCAGCCTTCAGGCTTCATGATCTTGCCGTTTTCGTCTCGTTGTACCCGTCCGAGTTCAGCGTCAATCTTCCGCAGGTTAGAGATAGCCACCTCATCCCAGCCTCGCTCCAGAGGCAAGTCCATCATCTGAGCCAATCCCATCAAGACCCAGATCGAGTCACAGATTCCGTCCAGAGCGTCAGCCTTAGCCTGGATGAGTTCTGCTTCCGTCTCTGCTGCGTTAAATGCAGCCATAGCATCCTCTAGCTCACCGATCTCCTCTTTTACGAGGTCGTGGTAGAGAGAGATGTGCTTGTGGCTGGGTTCGTGACCGCAGGCTTTCAGGAAGGTCTCAACATCGAAAATCATACTAGAATGGCATGTCGTCATCGAAGCCTCCCTTGACCTCTTTAGGCTTGGGTTCGGACAACATAGCCCAGCCATTCCAGTTCACAGGCACAGTCTCCATCTTCAGAGACAGACCTTTGGCGGTCTCCATCACCACACCGATCTTATTCCAGCGCTTCTTTTCCTCACCAGCTTTGTTGGTGTAGGTCTCACCTGCTGCGATGACTTCGTATCTAATTCCCATATCAATCTCCTAGCGTAAAAATTCAGCAAACTCAGCGTTAAACATATCCCGAACCTTCTCAAGCAAAGCTGCTGCATCGTCGGTCAGGTCGGACTTCTCAAGATAGCGGAGGTTATTTCGGAAAGACTCAATGGATGCCATCATGAAGGGGCCGTTCATGTACTCCAAGACCTCGTCCATGTTGTCCTCTGTGGTGTCAATTTGAATCTGCAAGACGCTTCTCCAGTTGGTTAAGTTCATCAAGAAAGTCGTACACCTTTACTTCAAACTCTCGCACTTCTTCTTCAGTAGGCTCAAAGCGTATAACTTTGATCTGTGAAGCCTTGGGGAACATCGGGTGAAAGCTGACCCAATGAACGAATGATTTACCTGTACATGCGATCTGGCACAGTAGCTGAGGTCGGTAGTCGGAGGGAACCTTTTCACTCAGAAAGTTCTCAATATGCTTTGGCCCCTGGGGGCATTTGATCTCTATAAGCCCACCATCGCTCGTAAAGCCATCAGGTGAGGCTCCTAGACCCTTTATGAGAGGGTGTTCGATGAACCCTACATCCTCGACAGAGAGGCCCGTAAACTCGCTAAAAGCGATCTTGGCGACGGGTTCCTGTTCAGTCCCCCACCTCATAGCAGGGGTCTCAGGGATTACGGTAGGAACACCCGTAAGGCGTTCACTGAGAAGCTGAAGACGGAGATTCTTGCGGTAAGCAGACTCTCCAGTTTTTGTAGTAGCAAGTGCGTCCCCACACCGACTCGCAGTTAGCTTGCCTAGTCGTGCCTGAAGCCAGGCTTCTGTTCGTTGAGCATCCATTCCAATCTCCTCAAAAGTCCCTTAAGCTCACTCTCAAATCTATCAGTAGAGATTCTTAGTCTCTGAGCAATAGTATACGACTGGTGGTCAGGGAAGTCAACAAAGCGAAATCGAAGAACCTTCCTCGCCCACGGGCCAAGCTCTGTTATGGCTTTCTCTACCCTTTCAGCGTCTAGTTCGTCTATTTCTATCTCGATCTCATCTGGCTCCCAGACCTCTCCCAACTCGGGAATGTAGTTACCTTCTGCGGATGCGGCTCTGGTCTGTCTTGCAGGCCCAACCCATCCATTACACCATCTCGCCCAGTTCAACAGTCGGTCTTGAACCATGATGAAAACTCCGGTCTGTTCTCAAGAATCCAAGGCTTTGCATCTTCAACACACTTTTTGTAATCCATGCCGCAGGTCTGTGATCCGACATGGTGGATATACGCTCGACTAATGTAGTGCTTGTATCCCTTCTCACTGATGTCGTGGCACTGGATGTCGTCACTGAACCAGTTGATAGGCGGGAAGTCTACCCAAGACGGTTTTTGTATATACGCAAATATGGGGGCGATCACCGGAACCCGCACCACACAGTCCTCGGAAGCGTGCTTCATTGCGAAGCGATCACCTTCATGCCGATACCGGACATTCTGCATGCCCCTGGCGTAGTCACTGCGACAAGCCATGTACCCGAGACCCTCGTGGAAGGCCGATACATCCTCCATAAGCGTCTGCCAAGTGTAGGGTGTTAGCACAACATCATCGTTACACAGGATGACATCTGAGTGCCGTTTAAAGGCTTCGTTAACTGTAGCGTTATACGCATCACCAAAGTTGCCTGCGGTGTTCTCGGAGTTAATCGTTCTATGCCTTGGCAGGATCATGCCAGAGCCTGACAGATAGACCTCCACCTCAAGAGGCACATAGAAAGTCAGAGAAGCAGCCAGCACAGGCAGGCACTTAGCGTTTTGTGTACAGATAACGATGGCGGTCATAACGAGACGAGCTTCCAGTAACTAACCGGAACCGAGAAGAACTTTTCTTCTTTCAGATACCGATTGGGGTTATCCACCACAGGACTGTTAAGAATTATATCACCTCTGGTATACAAGGCTTGTGTCAAGTCTGCCTTTACAGAAAAGAGCAGGGTTGGCAGGTCGAGGAGGAAGAACTTACGCTTACGAATAGGCACATTGACAGTCGGAAAAGGGAAGTCTCCAGTCCAGTGGCTTCGCTTCTCCACCTCGACATGGGCTATGAGCGCACCTCGTTCGTAGACATCAAGGTCACAGTCATACTTCCCTGCCTCTCTGGGGTCTAGCTTCCAGGCTCGTTTGATGAAGGCCATCACTGCGTCTTTAGCAGGCCCGTCATTCTCAGCGTGAAGCTGGGGGTCGAATGGCTTATTTGACAAGCAGCCTCCCGTTTTCAAATAACCAGCCTATAGTCGCTCTGTGCGCTTCCTCCCAGAACTCCATACGCTCTGCCTTGCCCATCTTCTTGCCTTGGTCTAACTCCATATGACAGGCGTGACAGAGGGCCGCTATGCGGTAGTCATGGGCCTTCAGAGACCTTCCCTTGCCGTCTCGTAACTGATTACTGTGGGCAGCTACAACAGTCCCGTCCTGCGCTCCACAGGCCATGCAAGGCGCATCCCTGACCACCTCAAGTAGGTACTTATTCCGGTACATTCTCGGCTATCCAGTGAAAGACTCTCTCGACATATTCCGCAAACTCTGCCTTGGTGAGCTTGGTCGTAGAGGCGGACACCCAGATCACCTCGTCGTGAACCTGAACTGTATGTTCACCAAGAAACTGCTTCTTAAAGTACTCATGCCAGAGGCTAGGTGTGTGTCCGTGTTTATCCGATAACTTACCCAATTCAGCCCAATAAAGCCTGTTCTGCTCGTCTGACCTGCTGGGTGCTTTGATCTCTACCGTATGCCCGTCAGGAGCCTCTGAGATGGCCTGTATGACCCTTGTGCGGTCATGTGTGAGGATGTGCTTCACCTAGCGCCTCCATTAGTTTTGCTCGCTTTTCTTCGTTCACCTGCGGCCTATACCCTAGTTGCTGGTATTCGTACTTAGGTGGCGCTTGCCTGCACATATTCTTGAATTGGATCAGGTTCGGTGGGCGCTCGGGCAACATGTCCAGAGCATGCTTAATCTGGTCTACAGAGAACCCACTCAACTCCGCAGCCCAAGCTCCCTTGGTCTCCGTTAGTGGCATGCCCTCCCACTTCTTCGTCCACTCGTTACCGTATACAACGGTCATCTTGTTAAACAAGGCGTCGATGAGATTCATTTGAGCAACTCCATGTCTGCGTTAGGAGTCCAAAAGCTCTGGGTCTCCTCTGGGAACTCTCGACCTGTCATCTCCTCCCAGCGCTTACGCTTGAGAAGCTCGTCTCGTTCAGCAAAAGAGAGTTTTTGGTTTGATAACTTGTCTACCCATTCTGCCTTGAATCCAACCCACCCTCGGGCTACGCATTCACGCAATGCCTTCTCTAAAGACCAACCTGCCTTGCCTGCTTCCTTCTCTATGGCTTGGATCGCAGTCTCGGTCACTGGGCTACGCTTTGCTCTCCTGACTGCTAGGTAGTCTTTCCATACCTGCTCATCAACAGATTGCGGACATACAGGCGCACTTGTGCGCTCTTGTTTTATTTGGTTAGTGGTTAGTGGTTTATGGTTAGTGGTTAGCTTTCCATCCGGTTGCGACTG